TGCTGTACCTCTTTAGCCTGCCTAATCTGTGCTCCTACGTTTGAAGCTCTAGGAGTAGCTGACCTAGGGGGTGCATTGCTAGGTTTAGATTTAGACCGTGAACCCTGGAGACCATTTGTTCGTTGACTTGGACCTTGGGATGGTGCGTTACGTGGACCCTGAGCACCACGTTTGGCTGGGTTGGAATCAGGTTTACTCTTTACTTTTGACTTTTTTTGCTTTTCTTTTTTAAGCCGCTCTTCGTGAGTTTTTATAAAAGCATCAAGAATAACTCTAAGGTTATTTGCTGTAGTAGCTTGGGCCATTTATTTTATATGTTTAAGAATTAATTGTTCTCTTGGTGTTATGCCAAACTTGGCTCTCATCCAAGTGAGCCAGTTATTACTTCCTTTGTCCTGATTGCAGCGTTTACAGGCGCATACAACATTTGATAGTGTGTCTTTTCCGCCACGGCTGCGAGGATGAACGTGATCAATTGATAATTGAGATAAGTCATAAGATTGTCCACAGTAAACACATGTATGATGAAAATGTTCCTTAATAGAGCGCCTCCAAAGACGCTTTGCATCGGATGAGGTCATGGCTATTAAGTTGTAAAGGTAATGATCAGGAGTTGGAAGTAACGGTGTCATGCGTATTTTTGGTTGTACCTAGGGCGTCGACGATTCTTAGAAGGTTTTTCTAATTTGCCTTTAGTTTTGCTTGTATGAGAAGCATCTAAACCGTCACGATTGCCATAAGTACCAAGCTTTCTATTTAGCTTGTTTGCAGCTACACGTATTTTTAGACCTGCATTCGTTTCGTCGTACTCAGCTTGTTGCTTAAGCCGACGCTTACGCGCAGAAGGATTCTTCCTGTAGTAGTCAGCAGTTTTACCGTTTCCCATAAAGCCTGCTCTGTACAAGTTCTGGATCTACTGTTGGCATAATGCTTGCTAATTTATGCAGAGGATTGCCTTCAAAAGCAACACCACTGATGTCATTGGTTTTCATCCAGTCACAAGCTGCTTTTAAATCTTGAGTAGTTGCCTCTCCAGATTTGATACGAGCAAGAAATTCTTTAGTGACTAGGTTATGCAACTCATTGAATTGCTCTTCGGTAGCTTTTTTATTTGCCATTCCTAAGTACTATTTGATCTAATTTGTTTTCGATACGTACCATATGGTCTTCCATACGTTGGACCATTACTGACAAGTCAGCTTTAGATACATAGTCTTGAGCTACGCTTAATTCAATGGCGTCAATACGCCTGTCAAGACCACTGATGCGGTCATGTACGTTATTTATTCTGTTGTGTAATCTGTTGTTTAAAGCTGCTCCACCACCTATCAAAGCGATAAGAGCAGTCACAGCTGCTTCCATTATTTAAGAGAGACAATAGGTACAACGTCATGGCAAAGTACTTCTACGCGACTGCCAGGACGAAAGGTAAAACCAGCTTTCATGATTTCTGTACATTTCAGAGCACGTACTAACTCATAATCCAGACGCATCTTTTGTTCATGTCTACGTGCTATCTGCTTGCATGTTTCAACCATGCCACCGTCTAACGGTACAGAAAAGCCAAGCTGTACACCAAAGTTTTGGGTACGTTGATACGCATCTGTGTGTACATCACCACCCATATAAAATGGTTGGAATGTCATTGTTGTTCCGTTGCAAGAGTTGCCATTGACAAAGTTTTGTCTGGATGGTGCTCCGTTGTTCTGGAACTGCACAGCTTGATTGGTGACGTTACCCGTAGCAGCCGCTACAGGTGACGAAGTATTAGATACCTTTGGATCATCTCCTGCATAAGCTGGGCTTACTGCGAGAAGACTGATAAGGAAGTAGTGATAGACGTTTGTTCGATGGTTTCGGTGATGTCGATTGTCTCGATCACTCCTGCCGCTCTGTCTACGATCTCCAGTTGAAATGGATCTCCAGCAGTGGTTACTGAAAATGTTGTCGAAGAATCTTCGATTGAACCACTGGGTGTAACGTTGGTTCCAGACCATGCTTTATAAGCTCCACCGTACACTTCGGTTGCAATAGTACGGTCAATATCAATAGTTGTAGTTGTGGTAGATTGCATACTACCTTGTGTAAAATTAGGCGTTACTGACTGAGCCGACACTGGTGCAGCCAGCAGTAACAACAAAGCTAACTTTTTCATTTGTTCTTTTCCCGTGAGATTGAAAACGTTGCTAGTGTTCCACTTAAAATAGATGCCACATAAGTAGGATCCATCTTCTCCATCCATCCTGCATAGCTAGCAGTTAAGAGTCCTGCTGACCAGATAAGGACGAGGAATTTGATGATTCCTCCTTTTTTTTCATCTTGTTCCATGCCTGTTTAATTATGGGTTTAAATAAACTAACTAAATGTTTAAATAAAGAAGTAGCAAGCAAGGTGGCTGCGACTGATACAAATGCTGTAGTAGCTGCAGTAACTAAGATCTCACCACTAGGTACAGGCACTTCAATATCAGTTCCAGGTACATCAAACTTTCGTACTTCTGGTGGCTTTATTGGTGGAGTTTTAGTGGTTGGTCGTGACTCTGAATTTGATTGTCTTACAGGTCTGACTCCAGGAGGTGGCCTGAGGTCGCTAGGAGGCACCACTAAGGGCTTGTAAGAAGGTATATCTGCTCGTGGCACCTCCAGTATTGGTGGAGGCAGTTGAAGCGGTTCAGGGAGCGTTATAGAGGGGAAAAGTGGAGGCTCCCCTAAGTTCATTTCTTAACCGGAAACAAACCGTTACGGATAAATTCAACTGCTTTGTCATCGATATCATTATCGGTTGACTCACACAGTTTCTCTAGCATTTCTACAATCAATGCTTTTACACGATCAGATTGTAAGAATGAAAATAGTAGTGGTCTAATTAGAGTAATCATTGTTATTCAGGATTAATTGCTTCAGGAACCCAGTCAGCGGGTATTGCAAATAGTTCACGTGTTGCAGTTACCTCTTCGTCAGTCAACGCAGTAACTTCGATAGTAGGATTCTCAACTTGTGTGAGATCTCCATCAGGACGTAAGGCGAAAATTGAATTAGAGATTGATTGGACATTTTCTGGTTGTGAAATACCAAAGCCCCAATCAGCTTTGGTGCCAGTAAGAGTAAATTTATAAAACATAATTAAGCTCCAGTAAGTAAGAAAGGATTAAAGTTTACGCCAGTAATGCCTCGGTTAGAATTCCAACCGTCATAGCCTCCACCGTAAACAGTTCCAGATTTGCCAACGCAGTACCAATTTTCAGAAGCCTTATCAATTTCACCAAATCCACAGCTAACCATTGGTTCCGGTTGGTTATAAACTTGATACCAACCTTGGGTATATTGATTAGTACCTTCAAAATCATTTTGACTGTCAAAATTCCAATAGGCAAGTGGATTATGCGTATGCCACCTACCGGAGATCCATAACTGACCTAAAGAATCAAGCATAAATGCATAACCTTCACCAGCAAGTGTGGTATTACCACCCGAATAAACGATGCAAGGGTCACCAACTTTAAGTAAAGTACCTACGTCTGCTCTGATTTTATTATCAGTAGTAGAACCGGGCCAATTAGTACGATAAACGCACTCATTCATAAACCAAGTACCTTGAGCCGAAGCAGAGATTCCTGAGGTCGTTGTCGCGGCACTTCCCTGTTGACTGGATCCGTTACTACCTGTGGCATACATCCGGACGAGACCACTATCTCCACCATCAGTAATTAACCACAGACAGTTATAGCGATACTGGCTGCACCACATAGAAACAACTTTTTGATTATCACTATTGCAACCAGTGGCTGAATCGGTAAGAAGAATTGGACGTGTTACATTAGTTTGGCCAGACCTATAGACACCCAAATAAGCACCATAGACTTCAGCATCACCAGACGCATAAACCTTACCTTCAGATGTCAAGAAGTAAGTATGTGCATAAGTATTGGCACCTTGATTATTACTACAAATATGAGTAATAACTTTGTTTTCGATAGGTGAGCCAGTGACGGCTGTAACTTCTTGCGGAGTAGTTTGATTGGTTGTATTACCTAAACCAAGTTGACCAACAGCATTGTTACCCCAAGCAAAACATTTACCAGTTTCAGTAATGGCAAAAACCGAAGCGTTGTCACCATTATAAGCATGAATGAAAATTACTTGCTCGTTATTAAACTGTGCCGGATCAATACGCTTGAAGTAGAAGTTATCAGTAGAGGTGCCATTACCAAGCTGGCCACTACCGTTATCACCCATGGCAAAAACTTGACCATCGGTAGACAAACCATAAAGAGAATAGTTAACTCCACTATACGCAGTATTACTAAGTACAGCTTGCTTAAATTTTGGCCTTGCAGTACCTTCTAATATAGTCGTGGATTCATCATAAGGTTGGATATATAAAAGTGCATAGTTATAAGTTGCTGTAGCGCCTTCTCCATTCCTCCCAAAACCTCCATAACCTCCTTTCAAAATCATACCGTTCTCAGTAAGAACGAGATGATGCTGCATACTCCTCCATAAATGTATAATTTTTGGCTTACAGTGAGTAGTGTAATCAAGACTATTGCCGTTTAAATCAGTAAGGAATTTGGCATCAGCTGCATTACCAGCGACTGCTTTTTGGAAGAAAACAGGAGTCCTCATGTATGAAGGCTGGGCTCGAAATGTAGTACCATTTACACTCCAGCCTACACTTTGCGACCCATAAGTGTAACCTTGAGTACCATTATCATAAAAATTACCCCAAGAATATGAAGCTCCATCTGTGCCTAATACACTTGTTGTACGGTAAGCGGTAAGACCAGGATTACTACTGAAGAGAGAACCACGACCAAACTCTTTATTTTGTTGGATAGGCAGCAAGGATTCAGTAAGAGTATTACGGAAATCATTAGCGATACGATATCCATGCCCATTACGTAGTTCAGCACCACTCCAACTAGGCACTAATGCCATATCAACAACATTAATTGTCAGTTCATCAGTACCTGATGCTTCATTACGAACTAAAACCGAATTAGGAGTTAGTGAAGTTGGTGAAAACAAAAAGGATCCACCGTTAGTTACAAAGTCAGGAGTAACGCCAGAAGTTACACGACCATTGGAACCCGCTGTACTGTAATTAGCAGCAGCTGGATCTTTGATTGAGTACGTCAAACCATTAGCAGGGAAGACAATTACATAACTACGACCACGAGACAGAGTAATTGAACCATTGGCAGCATTAGTACCAAACGTCGAAGATGTGTTATCAGCGTCTGTAGCAATAGCAGTAGCAGGTGTAGCTGTACCTACAGAGTAATTAATGGTACGAGCAATACTGTTATTAGGCTGTTCAATTACTTGGATAGTACTATTAAGTGTTCCAATTGGAAGCCTTTGAGTATTATTAGTATTATCTCTATAAACAATATCTCCAGGTGATGTGAGTACACTAGATGCAGGTGCAGGTGTCAAAAGACCCCAATAAGAAGAACCTGATGCTGGAGTTTGACCAGTAAAAGGACTGGATTGGGTAGAGATCCAAGACGCACTATTAGAGGTAACGATCTCATTATGGAGATACGTAGCCGTATTGTTATAAGCACCACGGAAATTAAGACCGCGTGCCATGATTTCAAAACTAGCAGAAGCGCCAGGCTCACTAGTATTAGTAGAGGGTACATCTGTCACTACGACATATGTAGTACCGTCATAGTGAACAACATCGTCCACTTCATATGCTGTAGAAGTTGTCCATAGACCCTTCCATTGAAACTTGAGTTTACCTAGATCAATTTGTGCCATAATTATGCTCTGAGAATAAGATGTCCGTTAGAATTAAATTCAATTTTTGGTGTACCTACATTGGGGCCAGACGTATAAAGTAAGTCGTTAGCTCCGATGTACCACTGATTACCATCTTTGTATTGGTAATCCTTTACTTCGTAATTTGTGGTGTCTCCAGGACTGCTGTAATACAACACAAGATTAGATGTTGCAGTACGCTTGTAGCCATAGAAAATAGTTTTACCAGCAAAAGAAGCAGCAGTATTAGCGCTGGCTGCAGCATTGGTAGCGCTTGTACCTGCTGAGGAAACAGAAGCCGCCGCTGCATTTTGAGAGGCCAACGCATTCGCTGCAGAGGTTGCTGCAGCTGTAGCTTCAGAACTACTTGTAGTAGCAGAACCAGCAGCTGCCGTAGCACTTGCAGAAGCAGCTGATACTGAGCTAGCTAAAGCAGCATCATTAGCATTTTGTGTGGCGTCTAATTGGGTTTTGTTGACCGCATCTTCAGGATCAGTGCCTGCTGCAAGATTTACAATCTTATAGTTACTCATGTTGAGATCTGCAGCCAAGACAGCATTTTGAGCTGTCAGAGCATAGTTCTCAAGTTCCTGTGATCTATAAAGGTTTTGTAATGTGTTCTCATTTAGGTCGTTCGCTCGAATAGAGGAACTTGCAAAGAACGTTGCACGCGGACTATCAGCATTAGTATCACGATAAATACGGATATTAACGCCAGTAGCTGGTGCAGTATTAAGCTGGATGGTAGTTGGGCTTGCGAATGAATATTGAGTTGTAAGGAGAACGCCACCAACATTTACTTTGATGTCCGTCTCGTCGATATATGGGAAGGTAAAGGGGAATAAGACAGTAGAGCCATCCCCAGTTGCTATTGCTTGTGTTACAGCCATTTACATCCAGATTGTGTTATTTATTTTTGGTGGATTGAAGAAGTTGCTCAGCCTGATTTACTAAACCAGCACCCTGACGTGCACGTGCAGCTTGACGACGTGACGCTTCACCGCGCAGACTGGGTTGCTCTAAGAATAGTTGGGCTTCAGCTTGAGACTTTGCACGCGTAAAGATAGAGTTTATTTGACCAAAGAATAAAGAATCTTCAATTCTCATGTTTAGAGGATCTTCTAAATCCTTACCTGGAACACCGTTCTCACGTAAGTCACGGTATTTCTCAATCTCAGCTTTGATCTGTTTGTTTTTAAAAAGACTTTCAAGCTGAGTTTCTATATTGGGTTTTAATTCACCCATAAGTTGCATCATGCGTGAACGCTGTTCAGGTTCTAGACGGTTGCCTTTGGAATCTGTTTTGAACGTAGTAGCTAAGTCAAACCCACTTTCACGCAGCAAACGTCTCGTAGGTGTATCAGTACCGGAAATTTGAATAGGGCTGATGGAGTTCCACATACGTGTCGGCGCATCCCACAAACGTATAACGGAGCCATCAAGTGGGTCATATTGAAGAGGCAAAGAACCTCTTGTACCCACATTCCGGTTCATAATCGTTGATCTAAAATCACGATCTAACTCACGGAAACCAGGGTTAAACACGTTTGCTAGTTCATTACGAATACCAGCAAATGGAATAAAATTATTAGTTAGGTTTGCAGCCCAAGTCTCAGAACGAGCACCATCAAATGCTAAGACATCAGTCAAAGGTTGTAGACCAGACAAGAACGACTTGTTTGTGATGTTCATACCGATAAGGTATCCCATCTTCCTAAACATATCTTCTGTAGCGGTCTGACCTAAATCAGAGCTGGCATCACCAACATCAGCTACCAAAGCTAAGA